GCGTCTTTGGTAATTGCTTCACGGATTTTTTCCAATTCGTCAAGTGAATGCTCCCCAATTTCCACCAAAGCGTTGGTATTCATACGCTTGATGTCTTCGGGGGTCAATTTGCCCAACAAATAATTCTTTAGTAGGTCGGGGCTTTTTTGGCGCATAGCGGCATACAATTCACCACGCCGTTCTTGCTTGAACGCAGCCTTTTCAGATGGACCTTGCTTTTCAACCGCTGTGCGGTAGCGTTCTGCCACCCGTGCTGGTAGTTCGCCAAGGGCTACCATTTCGTTGATTTTGCGATAGGCAAGTTCTTCTTGCCCCTTACCAACACCACGGCGATACTGACCTAGGTATTTCAGGGGATTTGCACCACTGATGTTTCCAAAAGCCTTTTTCTGTACAACTGTAAGGCGAGTCAATGCCTTCATAGCCAATTCAGCACCTTGACCAATAGCCTTAAAAGGCATAAGAATGGTGTTGATGGCAAATTTGGCACCAAAGAAAGCCAGCAATACAAATCCAGCCGCTTTGATTATTCCATTGAAGTGGGTTGAGAATTTTACAACGGCATCAACCACCGTTGCCAAAGTACCCTCAATTTTGGCAAATCCCAACAAAAACTTAGTGAAAAACTGCGCCCCAACTTCAACAAGTGGGGCTATGGCAACAAGAATGTTGGCAAACGCTGTTGCCATTGCTGGCAATACCGGCATAATGGCTTGCAACGCCACCAAGAAGGCTTGCATCAGGGCGTTTAGCGTTCCGTCCTTTTCCATCTTTTTGAATACATCCATCAACGCATTTAGACCTGGCATCAAAGCCTTGACAATGGTGTCGGCAAGGATACTGAAGTCGTTGATAAGTGACTTCATTGCTTTGTTGCTGAAAAGCGAATTCAGGTCGGTGGCAATGGTCGTAATAAAACCAAAGATTGGCTGAAAGACTTTCATAATGGCTGGGATAACGCCATTGACCATAAGGTTGATTAGCGGTTGGAAAGCGACCAACAAGTTACCAATGTCTTTACCAATGGCGGTAGAAATTGGCGTAAATGCTTGCGCAGCGGCAGTAATGACGTTCAGCAACGGCTGAAGAGTTACCGTCAAAATGGAAGCCATTTGGTCAAGAATTGGAAGCAGACCCGTACCCAATGTCTGCATCAGCAGTTTGAGGTCGTTCTGCATACGTTCCACAGGGGACATAGCGGCTTCAGCAGTACCCTTAGTGTGCTTGTCAATCAACGTAAGCAACTGCAACTGCGCCGCCATAAGACCATTCATGGCAAACGTTCGACCAAGGCGCAATTTTTCGTCCCTAGACAGTTGGATACCCATACGGGACATTGAACTCAAGTGCTTTACGGGGTCAACCAAGATACGAGATAGCATTTTTGCCGACCCAGCAATACCACTTCCGTTAGTACCCATTGTTGCCGCAATGTCGGAAGCGACGCTTAGCGTTTTCTGAAAAGCCTCCGTGTGCTTCTTGAACAAGTTGGCAAGGTCTTGGTTTGGAAGCAACAAGTTTTGCGCTTGGACAATGCTGTTCTTTTGATAACCCGTTTGCAACGAAAGGGTCGTTGCCTGTTGGTCAAGTAGTGCTGAATACTGTTCGCCCAATGGCTTTAGCGCACTAACCGAACCGGCGACAGTAGTAAGTTTGCCAACAAAAGCAGAATTAGCCAAATTCTGGTTTTTGATTAGGTTGGCTTGTACCGCCTGCATACTTTCTTGCGCCGAAGCAAGTTCCATTCCCTTACTGAGAATGTCTGCAATTCCGCCAATTACAAAAGACTTGGTAAGAACTCCACCAAGGTCACGGAAAAGAAGTCCCATCTTTCCCGTAGCGGCTACGGTATAGTCCACCATCTGGTCAAGGGCTTTGTGTGCTGGTGCTGGGTCAAGGTTTAGGATTGCCCTAATCTCGGAACCGGAACTCATCATACTCATACGCCACCCCCTTCCAAAAAATAAAACGGCTAAACACCTAGTGAAATCGTACTAGGGGTTTAGCCGTTTCTTGCTTGCTTCATTGCTTGTTCCTGCTCAAAGGCACGAAGTTTCCATACCGCTTGCCATTCAATGACTTCGGCAGATGAAATGGGTTTGTGCGCTGGTGAACCGTCTAGCAACTCGCCAACAGTCCTACCAAGTTTTTCCGCTAGTTCGTAGAGGAATCGTCGGTAAGGGTTGGCGAGAAGTCTTTTCCCGCTTCGTCCACCGCCGAAGTACCGTCTGCATTGTCCACCATTCCACTAAGGCGCATGGCGGTGTTAGCAATAAGTTCGATAGGTGCTGATGACTTTGCCATCAAAGCCTCACGGTCAGACTCAAAGAACACACGCTCGCCCGTGGTGGGGTCGTAGGTACACATAATCACCATGTCGGGCAACAGTTCCTGAACGTTGAACTGACCACCGTTTTCGACGGCGTTGGCAATCATCTGTGAACGTGCCTTTGCGGTCATGGATTTCACCATAACAGTGACGTTCCACTGGGGAACAAAAAGCGTTTCACTTTCAATGTCATCCGTGGCAAAAATCTGTGCTGAAAGCGTGGACATAAAATCTCCTACTAGGGTTTACCTAGTAGTGTAGCGTACTAAATCAAAGCACGGGAGACTGAACCCGTGACCATCAGTTCAGCATCAAACGTAATTACGCCATTGACTGACGACTTCAAATCGTACTTGGTAAGGACACCCTGACCGAAATACTTAGGCGAGGGGTTTCCACCAACAAAACCACCAGGGTCAGCAGGGCCGTACACGAACGAAATAAACGAACCGGGTACGTTTTGGTACTGAAACATTTGTTGGAAGATGAAGTCAAGTCCACCATTCGTTTCCGAAAAAATGGTGCTGGAACCGTCGTAGTGACCGCTAAACGTAAGGCTGTAGTCCTTCAGACCAACAATGTACGACTTGACACCAGTGGCGTTGAAAGACGTAGTTTCAGCAGCCTCAACCGCAGTCGGCAGGGAAATGTCGTTGATGTACGGTGACAAATTCAGCATTGGCAAGACGTAGCCCGTACCCGACGTAGACGAAATAGACGAGTCAATGGTGTTGTTCCACTCGTAGTTGGCTGTTCCAGCAGCAAAATATCCCGTAGTAGAAGCGCTTTGGAAAACAACGGGGTACGAAAGGGATGGCATAGGAACCATGTTTTGGTTTCCACTAGGAAGAACAAACGCACCGTAGTACGCAGTTCCATTCACAACCGCCAAAGCACTGTCAAAAGCAAGCAAAGAACCAGCATCAACAGAAAACGTAGCCGAGGTAGAATTAAGTGCAGTGAAAGTGTTGGTGTTTTGCGTAGCAGTGTTTTCAAACCCAAGTGCAAGAAACGCATTCTTACCGTGCTGGAAAATTGGCATTGTGACTCCTTAGTAGCGAATTAGCATAGGTTTATCGCCCATGCATCTAGGTAAATAGTACCCCAGAATTGGAAAATCGCTATCCGTAGGGGGCTAGTGAAATCTAGTACCGTGCGAAACCGTAGTAGCCCTGAAAGTTGGTATTGGTTCCCTGCGTAATAACTTGCATTTGCGTGTATCGCTGAATTGGCCCCGTTATTTCAAATACGCCAGTGGTATTGGCGGATTGACCATCTGAATAAATGTATTCGTTTCGGTAAATCCACGTTGTTCCGTCTGCTGAATCTGCAAATTGTAGAACGTAAAAAGGGTATTGTGGGGTGGAAGAAGAAACTGATGGGTAAGTGGGGTCAGTAAATCCACACGCCACTGCACCATTGCCACTTATTGTGTCGCTAGGAAAGTCGCCGGATACTGAAACAAAAATTCCCCCACTGTTGTTCCCAATGGTGTTGGAATCAAAAGTGGTGTTTAGATATGTACCAAAATTTTGACTACCGCTACTTGCACCGGCAATAGCGGCAAGAACACTAGAAGTTGTGGAATACGTACCGGAGGCGATGGTGAAATTATGTGCCGAACCGCTGTGGGTGTATTGGAAAATGTTGTTAGCCGCAGTAAAACTGCCGTAGGTGGGGTTGTCAAATCCACAGGAGACAATGCCACCGCCATCTACATAATCGCTAGAAAAATTACCGGGTACATCGAAGGAAATAACACCACCATTGGGGCTAAAGATTTCGTATGAACCAAAAGTTGAATTCAAGTATCCGGCAAAAATTTGACCACTTTGGTCGGTGTTTTCCGCATTTGTAAAAGCCGAAGCAACATCACTTATGGTTCCATAAACACCGGGTGCAATAACAAAAGAAGTTAGCGTACCGCTGTGAAAAAACCCAAAAACACTATTGCCACTACTGAACTGTGGGTAAGTGGGGTTGGTAAATCCACAAGCGATAACGCCATCGCCGTCAATGTAGTCACCCGTTGCATCGCCGCTTACCGTGATGTAAATACCCGTAAGGTCGTTGCCGATAGTGTGCGCACTAAAAGTGTCAGTCAGGTATGTACCAAAATTTTGACCAGTATCAGTATTTACGGCATTTGCAATACCGTCAATAACATCATTTACCGTTGAGTACGTACCGGCGGAAATAAGAAAGGTGTTCCCCCCGCCACCACGGGCGTACTGAAAAACATCATTTACGTTGGTGGTAATGGTTAGCGGAAGCGATGGCAACGAACTTGCTTGGAACGTAGATTCGTCGGGGACAATTGTTAGCGGAAGTGACGGTGCATCACTTGCTATAAATGATGTTTTGTCATCCTGAATAACCAGTGGAAGCGACGGGTGAGAAGTTCCTTGGAACGTGGAGGTGTACGTAGTCACGGGCGCACTGCTGTTTGCCGTTATACCCATTACCAACAAGCCACCCTTATCGCTAGGTGTTTTATTGTCGTATCCGGTAGTAGATGCCGTGTAGGAAACGTACCCAGAGGTAGAAAGACTGAAATACTGACCAATGCCGTTCCAAACGCCACCGCTTGCCTGAACCTCCATGTCGGCAGTAACTACGCCAGCGACGGGGGATTTCAGGTCGTACTTGGTATTGACACCGCTAGCGAGGTGGCAACGGTAGTCCTTACCCAAGTTAGATGGGATTTCACCTGAATAGGCAGTCTGCTCCCCACCGGGGAAAACTACAACGGCAGGCAATTGGTACTGGTACGCAGCGGGGCTGGTGTTTTGGTTGGCAAGGACGGCGCTAAAGAAAGCGTCCGTACCCTGTACCGTACCTTCGTACATACCCGAAAGGGCAATCGTTCCTTCTGCAAGACCCGTAATGTACGACTTAGTTCCACCTGTGCGGAAAGTAGTGGTTTCAGTAGCCTCGACTGCACGGCTTACGTCAACGTTGTTAAAGTACTTTGACAGGTCGGCGGTGTAGCCATTGTAGATTGACATATAGTAACTGCTGTATCCATAGCCAGCGATAAAAACACTTTGGGGCGTGGTCACTGTGTTGCTAATGTTGTCGGCAATGGTGACGGTGGCACCGGCAAGTGAATACGACACTGACGTAATGTATGACTCAAACGCCTCCGAAACGATTATCATACCTTCGTAAATCGGGGCGTTGGCGGAAACAATGGTGATTGTCTGCGATGTTGAATTCCACGTTGCAAGAATGTTTGTACCTTGCCAACTTGGATTGGAATAAAGTACCCGTGTATTTTTACCGTGATTGAAAATAGGCATTACTTACCCTCGGTGGTCGTGGTGTCAGTGGGCGTATCGGCTGGTGCGTCATTCGTAGGGGGCGTTGCAGGGGCTGGGTCTGTAGGTGATTGCGCCAACTTCGCAGCACGGGCTTCGGAAAGCCTTGTTTGCAAGGCGGCAATAGCGGTGGG